ATTTGATTAGAAACTTCAAGAACTTTAACATACATAGCTTGATATTTTTCAGCCATTGTATTTGTTCCAGAAACATTAGCATAATCGTAGTTTGCTGTATAACCAACTTTACCTTCGATTGCGTTTAATAATTCTCTGTCAATGTCATTAGCAATAGTTTGAGAAAGAGCAGTAATCATTTCTTTTTCAATATTGATACCTAATGAAGCTTGTGCATCATGAGCAGCTTCTAAAGACCATTGTGCAGCTAGTTTTCTTGTTTTAGCAGTTACAGTAGTTTGAGTAAACTTTAAAGTAGTTTCTTTGAACTGGTTGAAGTCCGAAGTATTTCCTACTGGATTAAGACTCATTTGCTCACCGTTATCAGCTTGATCACCACCTTCAGGTAATGGAGCTAATCTTTTTGTAGCATACTGATTAACACCAGCAACATAAGAAACTTCTGAACCAGCTGGATAGATAACAGTTGTACCATCTAATGAAGCTACTGGAGCGTCTGGGTCATTTGTTACTAAAGCATTATATCTGTCTTTTTCAGCAGTTGCAATTCCAAGTTCACCTAAATCAATTCTTGATTCTGATGCATATACATATTTAAGAGACATACAGATACCTGTTCTCTCTTTTAAGGGCTGGATACCTACTAATTGGTCTGCAACAACATTTGTCATTACTCTTCTTGCCAGTGGCATAATTAATTTTGGAACAGATTTGATTGCTCCACTAAATGTAGCTTCATTTAAATTTTCAGCATATGTTGCTTGATTCTCTAAGATTACTCTCATTGAATCCTTTTTATGATCTGCTACGCCTTCTAATAATGATTCTACTAGCATTGTTGGGTTTACGTTTGCCATTTGTTATCTCCTTTAAAGAACTTAATGTTTTTATTATTTCATTTTTATTTATGCGATAAAAAGTATTTTTATCGCTTTTTAAGAACAAATAACCTTATTTTCATAAGATTATCCGTTAAAGCCTACTTAATTCCCGCTAAATCCATAATTGAAGCTAAATCATCAGACATTTTGTCTGAAGTGTTACCAGAACTAATAGTAGTATTTACAGATTCAGTTATTACTTCTTCTTTTTTAGTTTCATCTATTTTAACTTCTACTTCTTTTTTTGTGAATCCAGAGTTAAAAGTATCAACAACAGATTCCATTAACTTGTCAATTTCAGTTTCTAATTTATCAGAACCGATATTTTCAGCTAATTTTTCAAGTTGCTCTTTTTTATCAGAAGTTAAGATTGAAGCTTTTGATTCAACAATAACTTTCTTTTTAAGACCTTCAACTTCTGATTGTGACTCTTCTAATCTTGAATGTTCTTTCTTTAACATATCTTTATATTGAACAACTTTAGCTTCAGCTTCTTTTTTCATCTCTAAAATTTCTTCTGCAACTTCTGAATCAACATCCCAATATTGTTTTACAACACCTTTGATAGATTCTAATAACTCTCTACCTTGGTTTTCTTTCATCATTTCAGTATAATCAGTTTTTAACTCTGATAATTCTTGTTCTAAAAAGATTTCAGTTGATGTAACTAAGTTTTCTTTTAATTCAGCAACTCTTGCATCAGCTTCTTCTGTCATAGCAATTGTGTTTGCTTCAACAGCTTCATCAATTTGTGTCTGAACATCAAAGTTAGCAACAGTAGCATCAGATTCAACTAATGATTCTTCAAGAGTAACTATTTTTGCTTCTAATGCTAATTTATCAGTATTAGAGTTATCTAAGTTTTCACTTAAATCAGCAATAGTTTCGTTTTGTTGTGAATTGATTAAATCAAAAGCACTATTAAACTTATCTTTTGCAACATCAAAAGCTGCCTCATATTTTGCTTCTAAAGCTTCTGTTAATTCAGTAGTTAAAGTTGCTTCAGCTTCTTCCATATCACTTTCAGTAATGTTAATGAATGGTTTTGCTTGTAAGTCAGCGATAGTTGTATGTGCATCAGCGATAGTTGTTTCTAATACTGCGATAGTTTCATCTGAACCAGTTGTTACTGATTTAGCTTCTTCTAATTTAGTATTGAAAGTTTCCTCTAATGTTTTATACGATTCTTCAAACTTAACCGTTGCAGCTTCAAAATTAACCTTTGCTTGTTCTTCTACTTCAGTTCTTACAGCGTCTTCTTTTGCAGTAATAGCTTCCGTTAAAGATTTTTCAATTGCTTCTTTTACTTCGTCAGTTAAAACATCATTTTCCAATAATGGTTTTAATATTTCTGTCATCATAGTTATTCTCCTTATCCAGCTTTTTCTTTTATTTATTTTTATTTATCACAGAATTCAAAAAGTTTGTAATTTCTTGCTGTAAATATTTTTGGGCAGTTTCATCTTTAACTACTGCTTCAGACAATGTAACGATTTTTGGATCGTTGTAAATTCCATCTAATGACTCTTGTAAGCTTGATGGAAAAGCGTCTTGAGCACTTGGAGTTGCAACGATGTCCACAGTGATTAAGTTGAATGATTCAACAATTGTAGTATTATTTTCGTGAATAGTCGAACCTGAACCTCTTGAAGAAACTCCAAGTTTAATTCCAGCTTTCAATAATGCTTTAACAATTTCACCTTTTGGTGTATCTAATATCTTAGCTCTACCAATAACATCGTTACCTTCCCACTTAAAACTCTCAATAACATGAGATACATTATTTAAGTTTACAGTTAATGCTTCTGGATGCTCTAATTCACCCAATACAGTATAACCTTTTTTCATCTTAGAATTAATCTTATCAACGGCTTCTGTAAGAACATGTTTTGGGTATATTCTACCATTACCATTTTTAGATTCAGACTGCATAAAAATACCTTCTAAATACCAAGATTTACCATCTGTTTTAGACTCTTGTAGGTTTGCTATATTTGGGTCTAATTGTTCTGTTAGTAAAGTCATATTATGCCTCCACTTCAGCTTTTAGTTCTTGTTCTTCTTCATTTGGATTAACATAATCGTCACCAAAGATTTCTTTATTCGATACATACTTCTTTCCTGCTATATAGTCAGATAATGTTGCTTTCAGTGCACTTCTTGCAGCATCAAAATTCTCTACATCAAGAGCATCTATCATGTTTTTAATACTTGTCATATTGTACTCCTATTGTATTTTTAATTTTTTACGTAAAAAACTATTCATTAGTATTTATTACTTGAAAAGCTTTTATTTGTATTATTACATATTTATAGGTGGTAATATAGTGATTTGTTGGTTTGTTGGTGTTATTTAATGAAGGGTGAAAAGGGTAAGAACCCTTTTCAATTTGTATGAGTTGATTAACTAGTTACTATGCCTGTGCAAATGCAGCAGATGTAGTAGCGTTTGAACCATCAGTCGAATCATCGATTGCTGAACCATATTCGAATTCTGGCATCCATGTTGTAAAGTTAGAATATCTAATACCCAAGTTTACACTTGATAAACCTGCATCATCAGAATAATCTAATGTTCCAAAGTCACAAGTCATAACAACACATTTATGGTAATACCAAGCCATTAAAGCCGTACCATCACCAGCTAATTCTTCTGCCGTCATATTAAAGAAATATGCTGCACCAGACTTTGCATGAAAGTTGTTATCAAAGTTAGCTTGTTTTTGAAGCTGTGTTTGAGCTGCTCTTGATACTGCACCATCTAAAGAATCATCTAATTCAACAGTAGCTTGATCTTGAGTTTTTCTACCTGCGAAATAAACTTTAGAGTTTAATTTTGCTACTTCAACTTCAGCGAAAGTTACATTTGGTTTAGTTACAGTTTTAACGTGGTGTCCTACTGCTCTAAATACACCAAACTTAAGTCTGAACCTATGTATTAATTTTGTTTCTACATCTTCAACATTGTGAGCACCATCTCCACCTGTATTAAATGCAGGAGAACCAAATCCGTCTCCACCTGTTGCTACTGAATCAGCAAATGCGTCTGCCGCTGTTGGGTTTGCTGTTACTAATGTTTCGTCTTTTCCATTATACCATGCCATAATAAATCTCCTTATATGTTGTATATACGTTTATTTTAAATTATTTATAGGCTATGGACAATTTATTTATTTTATGGGTTAGACTGTTCCAGAGTCATCTCCTGAACCACCCATTAAACTATCTTGAATCTTTTGCCATTTCTTTAATTGTGTTAGATTTTCTTGAATTTCTTCCTCTGACCAACCCAATACTTTCTTTTGTAAGTATGTAGGAGCAAATTGTTCCATAGGGAAACCAGTAAATACAGACTGTCGTTGAATCATCTTTTCAAGTTCTTGATTTTCAGCTACATTAATTGCTTCTCGCCATTGCATATTTAATTGTTCTGGTTTTAAATCAACTCCTCGTTCTTTTAAGAATTCTAAGAATAATGATTTGAATGTCCACAGAAATTGTTCTCTAATTTCCATAAGCCATTTACCAAACCTTGCTTCTTCTGCTAATGCACTACCAACTTTACCGTCATTCCAAGTAGGAGGTGATTCTTGATTAAAATAAGAAGCAGGTACTCTCATACCATTGATAAGTTTCTTATAGAAGTAATTAACATCAGCAATCTCACCTAAATTACTATTTTTCGTGAATACTCCTGAGGCCAATGCAAATGTATGATAATTGTGTATTTCCTCAGTGCCATCTACGGTAATAGTACCAACGTCAATAGCATAACCAAGTTCTTCTATCTTCACAATTTTGTGATTATAAATAGGTATCAATGAAATAAACTTTTTCCATCCACCATAATTAAATTGTTGTAGTAATTTGTCCATGTGTTGATTACCAAAAACATCTAATTTTCTTTTATCAATACCTATACCAACAAAATGATTTATATATTGGAAATGACTCATAAAATTAGCATCATCTGATAATAATAACAATATTGTTTTTTTATGGGTAATACCAGTATCATTAATTGTTGAAACAACTATTTCTAATAACACTCTATCAAATATGGTTTCTTTATTTTTCCAAGGTTCGTGAATATCTTTAAGATGTGCAAATAATTTCTTTTGATATAATTTATCTGTTTGAATTTTGTTAGATAAACTTGCTCCCGATTTACCATAAACTTCTTTTTTAAATTCAATATCCGTATTTTGTTTCTCCAATCTAGCGATGGATCCCATTTTTGCTTGTTTAGTCTGTTTTGCAATGTACCCTATTTCATACTCTGAGTCTTTTCTTTTTTCAGCAATAACAACAGACATTTTTTGACACAGGAAGTTATAGTCATCTTCGGTCATATCTTGCCAATGTTTTTGTTTATTATCAGCATGAAATTTAAAATGATCTTTTGTATTCATTTTAACCAGATTTTGAGGATTATTATTAAACCTATTGTAATCAAGATGATGTATGATATTTTTTTTGTCTTTGATTTTATGTTCAAAAATATTATCTTCAAAAAAACTATCCACAAGTCTATGAGTAAATATCCACTCATTTGTTGAAACATCAAATACTTGTTCATAATCATTTCTATTAGTGCTAATAGGTTCTAATCTCGTTCTAAACGGTATTAAACTTTGACCCTCTTTTAATTTTTGAGCTTCCACAAAACCAATATCTCTTATAGGAAATTTATGATCTGGAGTACAAGTTATAGTCTCTCCATTATCCAAAGTTATTTTCATGACTTTTGTGTTTGTTTTTGTTACTCCTGCCCATGTTATTTTTCCTGGTGCTAATTCTCCCGTCAATGGGTTACATGAATATACCCAATTTTCTTTTTCTGGTTCATTATCCCATTCAGCAATTATATCTTTAAGTTCTAATTCTCTACCATCCAATAGAGGTATTTTTGTATCTAATGCTAAACAAGCACCAGGCAATGTTTCAACTCTTGATCCTCTTCCGTCTGCTCTTTGTGCGAAGAAATAATCTTCTTGCATTGATAATGGGTTGAACGATGAAGTGATTCCCAATTCTTTTGAATCTTGTGTAGCCGCCGTTCTTCTTCTTTTAATTTCATCTTTAGTCTGAGAAACAACTTTTTCAGCAATCTTAGCAGGTGCTTTACCA